AGTTCTTCATGGCTTGGGTGACATCATCAACTATGATATTGATAATGTGGTTCGTGGAAGGATTGTATCTGTATCTAACAAATTAATGATGAAAAATTTGGTGGTTTCGGAATTATTGTCTATATTTGCAGTGCTTTTTAGAGCAGCACTTTTAAGAGCATCGCATTTCCGAGCAGGAATGTAATATTCCCCTATACTACGCCAATAGTATAGGGGAATTTTGCTTCTACTTCTATCCTAATAGTTGAACATGTAAGTGTTCCTTACAAGTTGAGTAAGAGAGGTAAGTGATTGCCTCTCTTTTTTGTTTCAGTTTGCGTGAGTGACGTTGCAATTTTTGCAACAGTCACTCTGACTTTCCCTTTTTTTGTTTTTACATTTTCAAGAAGTCTTCTATATCTATGTACTCAATACCGAAATTCTCCGCACATTGTTTGTCGGAGTCCGAGAAGTCACCTTCTTTTCCGCTAGCATCACCTATCATTATCAGCTCACTTTTCTTCCAAGAAGAATACGACTCAAGCATTCCTGTATTTGGCTTTCTCATTCCTATCTCTGCATGCGATGGGCAATACATAGAGTTGACGAAGATATTTCGTCCGGTATGATTGCGAAGATATTTTTGCATAAAGCTTTCAATAGCCTTTATCTTTCCGATGAAATCCTGTTCGTCAACAAATTGAGGGATGCCTCCTTGGTTTGAGACTATTTCCACATAGTAAAGAGTAGGGAATGCATCTACAATCTTATCCAAAACCTCTTTACGGATTTTGAAATCTGTTACATCTGTAGGAAAGGTGTTTCCTGATATAGTTGTAATAATCGTGTCGTCTAAATCAATGAATAATACTTTTTTCTTGATTAAATATCCTTTTTCTGTCATAATTTTGCTTTTTTCTATATTGATATATTAATATCTTTATCTACGAAAATTAAGTTTGTAAAACACAGTTGTTCCGGTGTGTCTCACCATTTTTATTACAATGCAAAGATACGACAAAAAAGATGGCCTTGCAAATAAATTAATGCAAATTTTAAAACGTTATCTGTTTTTAATGAAATCATTAACAATTCTCTCTATGGTGTCTTGCTTGATAGCTATAGGGGCATCACCTTGATATTCTATCACTTGGTTGCCGCATTCCTTCCAAAATAGGTTGCTATTGATGCGTTCGCCATCTACCAAGATCCAATCCTGATGATGTTCAAACGAATGCATATTAGTTAGCGGAACGAGAATGAATAATTTATTCTCCATCTTGTTTACGAGTACCGACAAGTCATTATCATCAAATGTAATGATAACTCGATTTTCATTCTCAGATAGAACGTTAAAATCCTCATTAAAACGTTCATAAAGGTAATTTTTGATTTTCGAACAACTCATATTCTTGTAATTTTATAGGAGGGCAGATGGAAAAATCCAAGGTCTGCCCGCCAAGTTAAACTTATAAGGAAATCTTCTATAATATCGACTGACAGAGCCATCCCATAAGATAGCATGGTTCTTCGCCTTGCATATCTATTCCCAGATGGTTGCATATATGTGCTACTACATGAAACATTTCATGTGTGAGACTATTTATATACTCACCTTCAGAAGTAGATTTGCAAATGAGCACAACACTTGTTTTCTTTGAAACATTTGTGTATGTCAATCCTTTGTTTGAAGAATCGGTTGAAATGTGGTCGTATGCATCCAATAATGGTTGCCCCTTACAATCAATGGAACTTAGTAAGTCCATAGCTTCGTCAACATCTTCTTGATTAGCTATATGACATACAATCACATTCCAATCGTATTTCTCCAAGTAAATTTCTTGTTTAATCATAATACATCATCCCATGGAATGCCGATACCATTATGGTTGCAATCGGCATAAAATCTATTGAAAATAAATCCGTCCGCTTGGTCTGGGTCATCCACCATATCCTTAATGAATTGAGCCAAAGCAGCTTCGTCTTTTAAAGAAGACTTAAAGAAATCGGCTCTAGCCATGTTTGCGACATAAACGAAATCGTAATTGTCGGCATTCTCCAACTTTACGTTGTTGACTTTAAGAAGTTCCTCGACTGTATCTTTTTCTGTCGGTTCAACTTTTTCGAGCTTACCAGTTGTTGCGTTTGTCTTGCGCATTAAGGTAATAGCCCAGTCGCACATCTTTTTATTGAAGTGCCAGCCATTGTAGCGAAGGTATGCAATCATCCCTTCCGGCTTCATATCGTATGCGTCAAGTGGTATTTTGTATCTTCCCATAATAAAAGCTTTTAAAGGAGGTGGAGATTTCTCCCCACCTCAAAGTGTAATACTAATAGCGATAACCGCCACCTCTGCGACCACCATGTCTTTCACCATAGCGGTCATCATCGTCATCCCAATTGTCTCGGTAATCCGGCATTGGATTTCTGTGACCCATTCGTCCATACTTGTCATCCCCCATTTCATCAATGCAGTGCATGAGTTTACCACCATACTTAAGCATCTTCTCTACAAGTTCTGACATTTCATTTACCTTGTTTTCGGTAATTTCTATCATGTATCCCATAATGATTTACTTTTTTGTATTAACTTTTTCCAAAGCCACTGACAACATAGACTTAATATCGGTCAAAGTTCCCTTCATTCCGCTAACCTCGCTTTTGAGGTTATTGATGTCTTCTTCCTGTTGTCTGTCTTTGGCTATTTGTGGATTCAATACGGCACGCATCTTTGCGCACTCTTCCATAACCTTTTTGTGGTATGGCTCGCTTTCCACAATCTCCTTAGAATGCCGATACATAGCCTCAACTTCCGCATCCATAGCTTCACGGCTTTCAGAAACCACGAGGTTTTCCGAATTTGCAATTTGCATATTGGATGGGAGTTGTTTGAACTCCATTTGTTCATTAGGCAATTTTACGACAACATCAACGGTAGTCTCCATTGGTTGTGGGTTGAATTGCCCAGGAGTATATGTTGGGAACTTAGGTTGTGGGTTACTGACCGATACAACCTGTCCGATTTTAAGACTTGGGTTTTCACCCTTGTCAAGCACATAGAATATGCTGTTAGGTCGAAGTCCTTGAAACATAGCTTTGTAATGTTAATTGTTAAACAATACCCGTCATTAGCTGAAGGGTGTTAGTATCTCGCTCGAACCAAAACTGATAAACTCCAGTTCCTGCAATGTCGGCTACCGTCAAAGGATTGCCGTTGAACTTAGTTACAGCTTGGGTTACGCCATTGGTCTCGAAAAGGATTGGCAGCGTATTTGTCGTACCAGTCGGAATAGCTTGATGTAGGTTCACAAAGATAGTTCCCCTATAGTTAGCATTCACGAAGGCGTGGTTTCTGAACGAGAAAACGACATTTTCGGTGTTCACCACCACGCCTGTAGATGCGATAGCTGCCGAGCCGTTACGATTAACCCATGCAAAAGGTCTCATCCATAACATAGCAGCCTCCTTTCTTTAACCCCAGAATCCGTTGTTGGCAGCATTCAAACCATACAGACCAGCCTGATAAGCGACACAATTAGGAACCGCAGTAAATGGGCTGTAAGGAGTAGTTACCGTCTCTGGCAACTTACACTTGATACCAGCCACCTCACTCTGCAAGCCAGCCAATACCGCATTGATAGGTGCTACAGCCTGACCCACAATCTGTGATGTCATAGCGGAAGACTTGAAGGTACTGTTCTCCTCACGAAGAGAATCAATCTTGTTCTGCATCTCACGCATCTCAGCCTGCTTCTGACCGTCAACGATGGTCTGAGTGCTCTCCTTGATAGCGTTGTGCAAGTCACAAGTCTGGCGCTGGGTCTCGTAGGCCACGTTAGAGAAGCCACGCTCCTGTCCTACGGCTACATTGTTGATGGCATTCTGCAAAGTGCCAGTCTGCTGACACATAGCCAACTTGACGTTTCCGTCCATAGCCGTAATATTATTATTTACACGGCAGCAGCAATCAGCGAGTTGTGATGCAATCTGCATATTACCTTGTTGAAGAGCGTTGATAGTTTGCATTCCGCTCATGCCTACTTGGTTGCCCACGTTCTGGACTTGGGTTGTCAAGGCAGAGATAGCTTGCTGAATCTGTCCTTCAGTACAATTGAGCTGAGTTGCGAGATTACTGAGTGCATTACGATTGCCACCGATAGCATCCATAAGCAAGGAACGACCATAGTCATTGTTGATTTCATTGGCAAGACCTGCGCCATTACCACGACCACCAAAGCCGAAACCATTACCGCCCCAACCACAGAAGCAAAGGATAAAGAGCAGCCAAATGAACCAAGAACCATCACCATTGCCGAATCCGTTATTACCCTTCATCGCAAGAAGAACGTTTGGATCAACGCCTCTCTGTTGGAGCAAAGGAGCTATCAAGCTCATCATTCCTCCATTGTTACCTGAACCCTCTGGATTAAAAACATAAGTTTTTGATGTCTCCATAAGAATAATCTTTTTGTGTTAAACCTTAATTAAACTAACTCTATGTAACGTTACGGCTGCAAAGTTACGAATAATAAGGATAAGATTAAATAACTCTATCAAACTTTCTTTTAATCGCTAATAATCAAGCAGTTAAGGTGATAGGAGGTAATATCATACTTCCGGATGCATGGAAATCAAAGGCTTGTTTGCAAATTCCGTTTGCAGAAAACGAAAAATGCAAACGGAACAGCAAACAGAAATTAAGCACACACGAACTTGAAACCAAACTTTTCAGTATAGTATTCCTCTTTAGGGTGTCTTTTTGTCTCGGAGTCATAGCAGAGAATGAACGGCTCACCCTTAGAGTAGAAATAGTTATAAGACTTTCGCAAATACATCTTAGCATTCAAAGCCTTTGAGGAGAGCTTTCTTATCCTCAACTTTGTCTCTTGCGGCTTGCCCGACATAACTCTAAGTTCATCCATTTTGTATTGCATGTGAAGTTTTCTTCCTTTACTTGCATATCTTTCTTTATTCCAATAGTTTCTTAGAGACTTGTTTCGCTCTTTACGAATTCTATTTATCGTTTCTACATTGTGTTTTAAACCAAGCTTACTGACTTGTCCTAATATTGTAGATTGAGGAATATTCAACACTTCGGAAATTTCCCTTGCTGTCATCGTTTGGTACATGACGGAAATTTGGCTGATGGTTTCTTTACTCAACTTGTTGTCTATTTTTGTGCCACCTAAAATAGTGATATATTTATATAAGGTGTGTAGTGTAACACCAGCAGCCTTGGCTACTTCCTTTCGTGGGTAGTCATTGATGTGGACTTTAATATAGTCTATCTGTTCTTTTGTTAATCTTCTTGGCATTCTTCATCCTCCTCAAAAGAAAATCCATATTTGTTCTTATAGTATTCTTCATCCATCCTATGAGTATTCCGGTCATAACCTATGGTGTATGGCTCACCTTCGAAAGCGAAATATCCATGCTTTGTTATGAGATTGTACTTTGCATGATATGCTTTTATAGGCATATCCGCAAATTTGAATCTTGTCTGTTGCGGAATGCAGGATATAACTCTGAATTTCTCCATCTGCATGGTTCTTTGCCAGCTTTTTACCCTTTTACTTATTGTTGCTTTCTCATACGCTTTCTTTAAATTTGCCAAACTATTCTTTTTAAGTCTTTCGATAGTTTCATTCGAATGAGTAAGCTTTAGTCTTTTTACCGCCTTTCCTACTGTAGACGGATGACACCCTACAATCTCGGCAATCTCTTTGACTGAATGGTTGGTGTAAAGCTTTGCAATTTGTTCATCACGCTTCTTGTTGGGTTTCGGAACAGGTCTTTTATGTTCGATTTTACAATTGCAATCATGTAGAATCTTATACAAGAATTTCACGCTGACACCCATTCTTTGTGCCAACTTGTATCTTGGTCGTTCATTTATGTGCGCCTTAATGATGTCTATTGTATCTTGTTCTATTATCTTCATTTTTATTCAGTTTTTTATGGTGTGACTCACCTGTATTTGCAAAGGTAATGAGATTTTATTGATAGAGCAAATAATTTAATGTGTTATAACTTTGTTTAAGGAAATATTTAATTATTTGCACAAAAATTAATTGTGTAGTTTTCTGACTCGGCTATTTTCACATTATTATATATAAATAGCTATCTTTGCAACAAAAAACATAAGGAAATGACAGCGGAAACTATTCAATTAATACAGACGGGAATTAATCTTCTTTGCGCATCGGGAGTTATCTCCACGTTGCTGTACTATAATAGTAGAAAACGAAAGGAGGCGGCACTCGCATCACAGGAAGAGAATAAGACTATTTCATCATATGCCGATGAGTGGAAGGCTCTCTATGAACGTTCCAACGAGTCGGTCGTTAATCTTAATAGTAAAGTAGATGAATTGTATGAGGAAATCAATCAGTATCGTATTACCATACGCAATCTAAGGGATGAGAAGAACGATTTGAAGCTTGCCTTGCATGAGGCACAATGGAACAGATGCATCAAGGATGGATGCCAACTTAGAACCCCACCAAGAAAGCGAGAATCCTTAGAAACGTTGGTTGAAAAGGAAGAAAATGAGATATATCGTGACAGGGAGGATTAAAATATGGTTAAGTATCTGAAATTACTCATACAAGTTAATAGCGGACATTCAAGCAAGGCATTCTTCTTAGTGTCCGTTACTCTGATAGGTCTCTTGATGCTCCTGGTTGTCTGCTTTATCTTAGTGTGGGAAGTGGTAACTTATGGGACTATCAAGACCGATTTGATGGGGTTAAGTGCATTTGTTGGTAGTGTGGCTAGTTTGTTCGTCACGGCTGGCATTACCAAGACGATAGGGGAACGTGGCGAACACAATAACTTAAAGTTGGAGGAAAAAGACAATGGCTAAATCGGACATTTTAAGCGAGTTCGTACTTAGTTGGGAATCATCTAAGTATACAAACAAGAAGAGTGATAGGGGTGGAGCGACAAAATACGGAATCACGCTCGCTACTTGGAAGAAGGTTGGATATGACAAGAATGGTGATGGGGTAATCAATGCCGAGGATGTGAAGTTGCTTACCAAGGCAGATTATGATCGGCTGTTCAAGAGGAACTACTGGGATGTTTGCATGGCTGACAAGCTAAACAACCAATCGGTGGCGAACCTCCTAGTGGACTTCGCCTACAATAGCGGCTGTTCAAAGGCTATCCAGAAGATACAGAAAGTTGTAGGAACAAAGGTGGACGGAATCATGGGCAAGAACACCTTGGCGGCTATCAATAACTTTAAACAAGGACAGTGGGTCTTGTTCGACAGTCTGAAGGTCGCTAGGATTACCTACCTTAACGACATCGTGAAGAACGACCCTAAGCAAGAGGTAAATCTGAAGGGTTGGCTCAGACGTGTCGGGAACATCAAGTACGGAAAGCTCGTCTGCAATGATGGACGTGTAATAAACAGCTAATAACACAAAAATAGCTCCATCGTTCTAGTCGGTGGGGCTATCTTCGTTAAAGTCCTAGCTTGGTGGTTATCCAAGAGCCTATAGGAACATTTTCCTCCTTGGACTTCTGCTTTATATAGTCCACGGTTTCCTTTGGCATCCTTATGCAAAGGTTCACGTTGTTCCCTTTCTTTCGTCCGCTTCCAGCCCTTGCACCTCCTCTGTTACTTTTCTTGTTATCCATATCTATTTTGTTAAGAGCCTTACGTTTGCTAGGGTGGTACTTCTATTGGAAACGAAAAAGTGCTCTCGTTCTAATTTATCCCTAACCAAATTGTCTATTTCTCCCAATTTTTTCTTGCATACATTAAGTCTGTTCGTTAAGTCTTTGATTTGTCCATCTAGTTTCTTGAATTGGAGGACAGTATCTTCGGGCTTACAAACTTTGCTTATGTTCGCTATAATAGCTTTCATTGCTTTGTTTTCTTCTACCAGCTTGTCGTAGTTGCGAAGAATGGGAAGCATCTGCCTCTCATACGGAATATTGTTTTTTGTCTTACTCATATAGTTTTATTTTAAAGTTCAATACCTCGCCATCTCTTGATGGTACAAAGACTCTCGAAATTATCAATATACACTTTGTCCTTATTGAAGTGGGCTTGTTGTATTTGGTATTTCATCCAACCGATGTTGCAACCATTCTCGCCACCTTCCCAATGGTAGTAGCGATAATGCAAGCTAACGTCTATGTCAAGCACATCATCTTCTCCAGATACTTCTGATGGGTGAATGTGGAGGTCAGCCTCAACATGAATGCTCTTGAAGATTGCAGGCTCCATCTTGAAATCGGAACTTACGATGTGCTTTTCGTCCTTTGGTGTGAACTGAGCGTAAATACCAAGTCTCTCACAAGTCTTCTGTATATCCTTGGCTATGTAGGATAGAATGTTTTTATGCTCCATAACTTATGAATATTCTTGATTTTCTTTTTCACAATTATCATATCCGTTTTCGTAGCTCATAGAACTAATATCTTTTACTATGTTTGCTATCTTGTCTAAGTCAGTTTCCGACTTAACTCCTAACTTTTTTAAAAGCGGAACAAGCTCTTTGTTAAACTTATCGTTTGGGCTATTATTGCCCCAAAAATCACTATCTCCGATATAATATTCTTTGCTCATTTTATTAATAGTTTTTGAATCTCTTTCATGTCCGTAAATCTAAATAGTTATGCTTTTTACAACGTATGCGAACTTCATCGTACCATAGGCGTTATATTGGATAAGTTGCATAGAGATTGCATATTCGTTTTTTAAGAATAGATAACCTTCTGCTATAATAGACTTTTGTACTTCTAGGCTCTTGTCTGGATTGACCATCTCTATAGCCTTGCATCTACTCTCAACTACAGTGAGGTCTGTATCAGATAGCATTTTAGTTATTTCTTCTTTGGCTGTTTCTTCATCCTCATACTTAAAATTGTTTTTAGCGAGAATGCGATTAAACATCAAATCTGTTGTCAAGCTTAATTCTTTCATATCCGTAAGTTTAAATGGTTATTATGCGAACAAAAGGGCACATTGAAACTCGTTCTCGAAACGCTCTCTTGTGTAGTCTGCGAAGCGCTCGAACTTGCCACATTTTGCGAACTCCTTAGCATCTGCAATGAAGTTACACTCCTAAATGATGGACTTAGCTTGAACTTGCTCAAATCCGAACTCGAAGAACTCACGCATTCTTTTTTTATTAGTTGTTGCCATATTCTTTTCGCTTGCCGTGATGCGATAGGGCTTAATTGTTAATAATACAGTTTCTGAAGGTGTGTCTCACCTTTCTAATTCTGTTACAAAGATACAAAGAATATTTGAAATATGCAATAAAAAATCAAATCATTTTCTTTGCTTTAACGTCTTTTGGCTATAATAGTAGGCTTGATTACATTCGTTAACAGAAAATGGCTAGTTTTTCACTTATTCGGGTTTTGGAAATAACCCAAATGGCTCTTTTTGTGTCATATATAATATAATTTGTACCTTTGCACTCAAAAAGGAGGTTGATATGCAACTAAGATTTGATTGGTGGCGTTGGCTCGTTACCATATTGGTAGGTTTCTTCATCATGCTGATGATGTACGGATGCCGGACAACGAGATATGTAGAAGTGGAAAAGGTGGTGCGAGACACTACTACTTATGCTCACTGGGACTCAATTGTCAACGAAAGGGTCAAGCTTATTCGGGATAGCTTGCTATCTTACCATTGGGAGCAGACCGAAAAGCAGGTTAAGGATTCCACTTACATCAAGGATGATGTCAAGACAAGGGTAGATGAGAGTGGTAAGGTTCTATGTAAGGATTCTACTCATATAGAGATTAGATACAGGGACAGCAAGGAACTATCCAAGGTTCGTGATAGCCTTATTCATTATAAGGAGATAGCAGAGCGAGCGAGTATATACAAGGCTCAGAGGGATAGCATAAATAGAGAATTGAGTATCGCCCAGACCAAAAAGGAATATATTGAGAAAGACTTGGAGGGATGGGATTTGTTCTATTGGAAATTCGGTATGATTTCCTTTTGGGTCGTTTCCTTGATGCTGGTTACAATGATTTTCTTTCTCACGGTAAAATATAAGAAAAAGTTATTTTATTAGGTTGGTTTTTAGTTATTAAGGTTTTAGATTGGTTTAAGGTAACAACTTATGGAGCAGCTGCCAGTGATGGTGGTTGCTCTTTTTTTTGTCTTGAAAATGCCTTAGAGTATTAAATGTTAAATTTGCAAGCGGTTTAATGTATTTGTAGTTTTATATACGTAACTAAAATTGTGTTGTGTGTTAAAAATGCGCAATAAGAGCAGAAGAACACATTAAAACCCTTGCAGTTTGAAAATAAATTAGTATCTTTGCAGCGTGCTTTGTTGGTGCTGACACGCTTACAAGAATCAATAAGATTTTCCGTGGCGAAAGCCACATCACGATAATCCTTACCTAGATTTCGGTGTCAGACGAATGAAGGGTAAGGATTTCTTTTTAGAATCCTTGTTTTGAGTCGAAACATTCTTAGATTGCTCTAGGTTAGCAATGGGCAATAATTGTTGGAGTAGGCGAAACACAGATAAGTTAAACAAATAAGGAATTTATGGGAAAGCATTATTTACACATACGTATGGACTTGGTAAAGAAGTATACCTATGGTGCGTCATCGCAAGAAGTGAAAGCGCACAAGGAGACTCTTTGCTTTGCCATTTGGTGTAAGATGCAACGCAGAAATTCTGTAATATTTAACTTAACCATCAAGGATGTAAAGAAAAAACTCGGTGTAGGCTATCCAAAGGCAAGAAAATTGCTAAAGGATGTCAAGGAGGATGGACTCTTTACAGAACTTGGTAACGGGCGATTTATCGTGAATACGTTCCGTGATAAAGAAAAGAAGCCCAATAAAAAGGGCGGTCGCTTTCAAGGGGCTTACGTTTGTCGTATTCCTATTAATAAGGACTATAAGCTAAAGGAGTTATATTCTATAGTCAACAATATTTTGTACACATCGGTTATTAGTGGTGCTCGTCAAGACTGTTTTAACGTTGGCAACAATGATTGTGCTTGGCATCAACTAACTACTAACTCGTTTGCAAAGGTTGTGAATATGGGTCATGGCTCTATATGCCGAATCAAGAAGAATCTTATCTGCGAAGGTAAGATTAAGTCCACGTATGCGGAAATGCACATGGCAGATGATAGAAACGAGGGAGAGATGGAACGAACATTGCAAAGGTTTGGTCGTAGGAACTTTACGTTTAACGTAGGTAACCTGCACTATTTAATTATACCTTGCTCTTACTCTTTTGGAGACCGAGAGACTTCTATTGCTATCAAGCACAGAATCTATGGTTATAAATTGAAGGGACATCGAATGCAAATAAAGGAAAATGGCACAATAGGAAATCTACCTGATGACTTCTATGGTGGGTAAGTTCTATTTTGGACATTTTCATATTAGTAGTTAGTTGGAATAAGTATAGGAGTCTTTAAGAGGCTAACGTGTTCCTTGATATATTACGTGTTATTATTATATATACGAGATTATGAAGAAGATAGAAGAAAAGTACTTGGAATCAGAACATCAAGTTAGAGCTTATGATGTTTATCTGAGTTCATATCGTGTGAAAGGTGCAAATCGAGTGTTGGCTTATAGTCGATTGTATGATGGTGGCAAATTCATTCGTGACAACTTCCTGGTCAACGAGCAACAAGCCGACAAAATAGAGGCTATGTTTGACTTGGTTAATAGAATATTGGAAACTTGTAAGGATATAGACTTGTTTACGATTCGTGTTTCAAACAAAACTTTTGCGAATTTAGTGAAGAATGCTGACTTTGCGGAAGAGTCTAATCGCTACTTTGGCAATATATCTAGATTTAAACGTCTGCTTGGCAAGAGGGAGGTGATAATTGTTATTCCCAATTGGTGTACCGCAAACAAAAAAGATTATGCTATTGACGAAATGGCAAAGGATTTGTATGCGAAGATACCATCTTCCCGAGTCTTTTCGGGTTTCTGTATAAAGAAAAATTGGATAGAAAAGGGCTTTATCGAAGATTTGTGGGACTTGTTATGGAAAAACGAATGGAGACAGAAAGATGGAAACTATTGTGATGATTGGCGAACATTGGCAGGTGCTTACAACTCCGTTTTGCGAACAGGCAAGAATGCAAAGTATGGAAAGGTTCAACCTAAGAAAGAAGAAACTGTTGTGGAAAGAAAAAGGCTTCTTCCAAACTATATTTGCTATACAGATGGCAGCTGCGATAACTATTCCACCCATAAGGCAGGTGGTTCTGCGTATATTGTTGTGAATACATCTACAGGTGAACTTGAAAAGGTCAAGACACACCATTGCTTGCATACTACCAATAATAGAATGGAGATGTTAGCGATAATATCAGCCGTTAATTATTGCCCGAAAGGTTCTGTCATAGAGGTTCGAAGTGATTCCAAGTACGCATTAAAGATGTTCCGCTATACAGATTGGGAAATAGGCGCAGATATAAAGAACACAGACTTAATCAAGTTGTATCGTAAGTGTGCAAAGGATAAGCTTGTTATTTTGACTTGGGTAAAGGGGCATAATGGTGATGATTTGAACGAGCAAGCGGATTGCTTGGCTTTTGGTGCATATGAGAAAGCATTAAAAGAGAATGGCTTACCAATGGCTCCTGAGAAGTATCGTGCTATGAGACGAGGCAAGCAGACGGTGTTTGAAACAGATAATTAAAGATAAATTTGATTTATTATGAAAGAGTTAGGTTTTGATAAGCTATACGTAAAGTTTAGCAATTTATATTGTGAGTATCGTAGTAGAAAGCAATTCTTGAAGTGGTTGAAATCCGCAAAGAATCTTTCTGAAGAGTTGTTTGAAGTAACGCCAAGTGGAGGTGGTTCGTTTGATGTTGTGTTGTCTTTTGAAGAGATAAAGGATTTATTTCCGATTATGGAGAACTCATTGCCTAAGTATGAAAACGATATAAAGCAAGTTCTTTTGGCCATAAAGGAAATGGGACAGCTTGAAGTTGCAAAGATATGGCATGAGGATGATTGGGGTGACGGCTTTGTAGAGGATTTTTGTAAAACCCATGATATTTAATGAAGATACATACATTTGAACTATGTGCCGGATATGACTCTCAACTGATGGCTTTAGAGCGGTTGAAGAAGAACCATTCTGATTTCGATTACGAGTGCATCGGATGGTCTGAGATAGAGCCAAGCGCAATAACGTTACATAACGCTTGTTTTCCTAGTCTGTCCGGCAAGAACTTTGGTGATATGACCAAGATAGATTGGAGCAAGGTTGCTGATTTTGACTTACTGACATATTCAACACCCTGCCAGTCTGTTTCGCAAGCCGGAAAGCAGAAAGGAATAGAGGAGGGAAGTAATACACGTTCCTCTATCCTTTGGTTTACAAGAAACGCCATTATTACCAAGAGACCGAAATACCTCTTGATGGAGAATGTAGAGGCTTTGGTTCAAACAAAGTTTATTGGGTTCTTTAACAAGTGGCGCAAGGAGTTGGAATCCTATGGATATGTCAACTACGCAAAGGTGATAAATGCCGCAGATTGCGGTGTTCCTCAGAACAGAAAGCGTGTCTTCATGCTCTCTATACGAAACGATGGTGATAAGATAGATTATCATTTTCCGAGAAAGACAAAGCTAGAGAAACACTTGGTTGATGTCTTGGAGGAAAATGTGGATGAGAAGTACTTTTTTAGTGATGACTTGCTATGTAAAGAGAAATTTGTATCGAATGAATGGAAAGAACCTATGAGTGCAGCTATAAGAACTCGTTCTGAAGGGAAGTGGATAAAAGGCGAAAAGCATAGTCCAAAGGTCGAGCTTGGAAAGAATATAGCCAATACCATTACATCTGCGAGCAAGGACTCCTTGGTTGTGCTTGGAGAGACTAGGTTGTGCATTAGGCGTTTGACTCCGAGAGAACTCTTCCGTTTGATGGACGTTGACGAAGAATACATAGACAAGATGCTTGAAAGTGGAGTGCCGAAGTCAAGTCTTCAAAAGGCTGCTGGAAATTCGATTGTTGTAGCTTGCATGGAGAGGATATTGGAGGAACTTTGGTTTTCTGAGAGTAATGTTAAGGTCGCTGATGATGGTCAGCTATGCTTATTTTAAATATTGACGATATGATGTTTTTAAATATTAACGAGAAAAAGGAGAAAGCAAATGCTATCTCATACAAGATAGATGAGTACATCTGGGGACGAAAGGATTTTGTTACCGATTGCCCCTATGGTGAGAAAGGCAGATACACCAATGCAATTAATAAAGTTGGTGATTTGGGGTGTAATACTTGCGAATGGCAGGTAAGACATGACCCAAGTACGCAAGTTGTGATGTGCTCCCATCCAAAGGTGGAGAAGAGCAAGATTAAAAAACTTTTTAAGGATATGTGATATGGATAAGGAGAAATTAAAGAATGATTACGAGAATGCTTGCAATGCTTACTTGAAGGCATTCTGTGAGAAGCATGAATTTTACGGATTAGATAATCCGGAGACATTTTGGATAGGTGACCAAGTTGGAGGAATAGCTAATTGTGGCGATTTGACTTTCGATATGGCTACTATTGTAACAGATATTGAAAAGGAAGCTCCCGAAGAAGAGTTGTTGAAGTGGTACGATTATACTATTGAAGCTAGAGAGTTCAATTTGCCTGTTCCAAACTTCGACCATTGGCTTATGGGGTGTCCTATAACACCAAGTAAATGGTTCGAGATTATGCGAGCAAAGCGCAAGGAATTTGAGGACTTGTTGAAACAAGAAAATGAAAGGTTGAAACATGGAAAGAAGTAATCTTTTTAATCATTTGTTGAGGATATTTGATGAAGGTCTCAGTATGAAGACTACCGAACTTGAATATGGTACACTTGAAGTTACTGTAGAGAATCGAAGCCAAGACAAGAAAATCACATTCTTAGCAAAGGGCATGGAGGATGCCAAGCAGAAAGCAGCGGAATGGCAGGTTGGACAAATGCTTTTGAATTGCGATGATTTCGAGGAGATTGTTATGTTCTTGGCTCAAAGAAAGAAACTTAAAAAGGAAATGGCAAATGGATAAGAATTTTAGAAGTTGCTTTTGTTGCATCCATTTCTTGGAAATACAAAATACAAGTACAGGAAATGTCTTGAAATGCAAGAAAGGTAGCACTACGAAAGTACAAGGGAAGAGACTGACAGAAATTGCTGCAAGGTGCAAAAACTACAAAGCGTAAGGCACACGTTAAAGAACATAGTAAGACGAAATTAAGGATAAAGGTGATAGTAGAAAGAGTGTTTGAGAAAGAGAAAAATGTAAAAAGTTTAAAATAAATGGTAGAAACTATATTAAACAATTAAAATACATTAATAAAATAAAGAAACACATTAAAATGCTTGCATGTTTTGAATATTCTTTGTATCTTTGCATTGCAATTAAGAAATAAAGGTTATTAATTTGAAAAGGTGAGACACACCATAAAAACTGGGAATGATGACAAAAAAAGGAAATAATAAAACAATGGTTGGATGAGCCGAAAGTGAGATATTGTAATAATTCTAATTTCACTTTGGGTTATGGTGATGGCTGGGATTGGGTTAAAGATGTTCTACGACCAGCTATCACGAAGAACGCTATGTTTCTCAGATTCTTGGAGTATGGTTTCCGTGAGATAGAAGAGTTTTTGAAATCAAAAACCGGAAAACCGAGCGAAGAGGATTGTTCCTTGTATTCTGTTGGATATAAGGATGGTGTCAATGATGCCATGATTGCAATTAAGAATAGATTTGAAAATTTAAAATAGGAGGTTAAATGGATTTAGGAAAGGCGATTAAGACAATGAGGGTAAGCAAGGGCTTGACCCAACGACAACTTGGTAAGGCTATCGGTTGTAGTGAGACAAATATGTTGTTTATGGAGACCGGAAGAACGTTTCCACGTAAGAGTAAGATTGATGCAATATGCAAGGTATTGGAGATTCCGATGTCTTATTTGTTGATGTTCTCTATTACACCGGATGATATTCCGGAAGATAAGCAGAGTTTGTACACAAGCATCGTTGAGCCGATGCGTAACGAATTTATTAGGGAGTTATTGCGATGAAGAAATACTATTATTTTGTGGCTAAGTATGTCAAGCATGGCATAACACGAACATGTGCTGGTACACAAGAGACGATTGAAGGCTATTTTGATTTCGTCAGTGCTGGAAATTTTATAGCACAAGAAAATGATGTTGATTACAAGGACGTAATTGTAACTTTTTGGTCTGAGATTAATTCAATAATGTTTGATAAATATAGGAATAAACAACATAAAAATGGTTGAATTCGAGTATTCAAGTTTCGGAAGCCTTTGATTAGGCTACAGCGATTATCCATTCAATCGTCCGGAGCGGATTAGCCTCAGCCCCGAATGGAATTAGGGAGCTACGTTAGGGGTGAATGCATAGGCACGTCAGGATGTCCGTCCAAGTTCTGACCTCTGCGGTTCGTGGTTAAAAGTGGCGAAAGCTGCGGTGCTGCGGGCAAGAAACCATCCTATAACATTGGCGATGGGCGCACAACCACCTTTCGAGGTGAGATTTATTAATTTGATTAATTGAGTTGATTATGATTTATGTAAGGAGCAAGGATGGTAAGGCATTGATGCCAAGTGAGCGTGGAGGGAGGATAGGCTATCTTCTTCGCCACGGCAAGGCTCATGTAGTCAGCCGTGTTCCGTTTGTCGTTCAGTTGGATTATGAGAGCACCACCTATACGCAAGAAGTGAGCCTTGGCATTGATGCTGGTTCAAAGCATATTGGCGTTTCGGCTAGTTCCGTGAAGAGGGAGCTGCTTGCAGCGCAGGTTGAGTTGAGAAGTGATGTTACCAAGCTTCTTTCGAGCAGAAGGGAGTTGAGGCGAACAAGAAGAAACCGTAAGACACGTTATCGCAAGTCTCGCTTTGACAACCGCAAGCGGAAAGATGGTTGGCTAGCACCTAGTGTTGAGCAAAAGGTTGAGAGTCACTTGAAGGTCATTCACTTGGCTCATAAGTTGCTTCCAATCACTAAGACAACAATTGAGGTTGCCCAGTTTGATGCTCAGGAAATCAAGAATCCCGACATCAATGGTAAGGAGTATCAGCAGGGTGAACAAATGGGATTTTGGAACGTGAGGGAGTACGTCTTGGCAAGGGATGGGCATAAGTGCATTCATTGCAAGGGCAAGAGCAAAGACCCTATCTTGAATGTTCACCATTTGGAGAGCCGCAAGACAGGTGGCAATTCGCCTGGCAATCTCGTAACGCTATGCGAGACCTGCCACAAGGCTTACCATCGTGGTGAGTTCGACTTGAAAATCAAGCGTGGCACAACTTTGCGTGATGCTGCGGTGATGAACATTATGCGTTGGTCGGTGTATGAACGAGCCAAGGCTGAGTTTGGGAATGTGTACTTGACCTATGGTTACATTACCAAGCACACTCGCATAGAGAATGATATTGAGAAAACTCATGCAGCCGATGCTTTCTGCATTGCCAAGAACGTACACGCAAGGCGGTCGAGAACTTTCTTTATGTGTCGTTGTGTACCTCGCCATACGAGAGCATTGCACGTTGCGAACCCGAAGAAAGGTGGTATTCGTAGGTCTTGCATTGCCTCTCATAAGATAGGCAAGTCTCGTTTTCAGCGTTTCGACATGGTATGGTGGAAAGGCAAGGAATGCTTTATCTTTGGGAGCACGCACGGAAGACCAATATTGCGTGATGTTGAAGGAAAGCAAATTGCAGGACAACCGAGTGTGAATATCAAAACGATAAAGTTTTTAAAGAGATTAAGAAATAACATTTTAGTGGAAGAAAGGACTTCCGAAAGTTGGATAGAAAATGAAAGTTAGAATTGTAAATCATAAGTGTGCCGATGGGGTAGAAAGAGGTATCTTGGAGTACCGCAACCATTGGTGGGAGAAGTGGAAGCCATTGCATCAGGACGGAAAGCTGGCTTATGTTTCATATATGGGAACGAAACCTTGTAAGTCTGTGCAAGAAGAGTGCTTTGATGTGCTAGGCTTGGATAATGAGCAGATAAAGGTTCGGGAACAGATGTCCCGTTATATCTTGGATGCCGAAGAGGTATACATTGGTGTAAGAATTGGTAACGAATATCATATCGGCTATGATGTTGATAATGATGAGAGTCTGGAAACGCTTAGGAATTTGGAGGAATAGTTATGCTCGGAAAGATCTTTTCGGTTAAGACCGATATTGTATATCGTAGAGAGGAGAGTTTGAATCTCTTCTTTGGCAAGAAGAAACTTGATAAGGTGGTGTCCGGTCGGGTATTCAAGGAGCAAATCAAGTTCTTTGGTTTTACCATCAGAACAAAGTTTTTTTATCAGATTTGCTGTCCACAAGTCAATATGAATGATACTCATGAGGCTTGCACATTGAATCGGGTCGAGGATTTGGTGAGAACGGAGTGCTATAATAAGGTAGTAGAATATTCAAACAGAAAGCATCATGCCTAGTGTTAATTGTTTCAGAAGAGTCTTGTTGAACGTAGGTGGCAAGAAGATAATTATCAGTGTTCCGAATGGAATGACCGAAACCGAAGTGAATAAGGTTATGGTCGTTACTAGGGCTTATCTTCAGCAGTATGTATATGTCGAAATGGTCTTAGCAGAGTGCTTTATGCAGAAAATCGAAAAAAGTATTCTGAAGAAGAAATGCGTTAGGTTTGAAGTTAAGAAGAAGTGGGTGGACTGCAAGAAGAACCTTCGAAAGGTGGTTAAGTATTATGACGCTTATGTTCCTAATGCAGATTTTAATGAAGAATTCGCAATGACGTTCTATGACAAGATTAGTGGAGACTTGTATAAGTTGCGAGATAAGCTTGCTTTAAGATTACAGAACTTAGGGATTGGTGAAAAATCGGGAGTTTATGCGAATGCAATCATTCTGTACAATCTGACCAACCTTTGTTTGGGAACTTATGAGAATATCATCCGTAAGCTGTATGAAGATTTGCATGTAAACTTAATGCAAGCGTTCAAGGATTTTGCTCCTATCTTGGCCTTTGAAAACTCTTATGACTTCATGGCATTAGTGATGGATAAGGATTTCAAGAGATTGGCTGACCATTTGATGACAAAAGAAATTCTTTCTTATTTCGATAAGGTAAGAAAAGGTGTCTTTGACGAACAGACTTTGAATGAGGCGGCTATCAACGCAACGGAAGACCTGAAGGACGATGAGAAAGATTTACAGCGAACTTACATAGGAATTAGTGACTTTATGAAGAGTGACTATCCTCTGGATAGTGTGACATCTAAGAAAGCAAGCTGATGAAAATAGAACCAAGTGAGTTCTTGCCGATAGGTAATGAGTTTCAGAAAATCTTTGGAATAAGCTTTGGAAAATTCATAGATATGCGGTTTCTTTTAGCGAGAAAAGAGTTAGTCTTCAATCTGCTGAAGTTCACAGATTGGCTTGAAGAGTGCTATCCGGATGAGTGTTCCATTGATGGAGTGAGTTACAATGCGGTTGTCGAGCGAAAATTTGGCAAGCGAGGGGTTAAAATGATAAAGAAACTATTGCAATGAAGTATATGGGTAGCAAGGCTAGAATCGTGCATGAAATATTGCCGATTATGCTTGATAAAGAACATGATACGTTTGTAGATGCTTTCTGTGGTGGCTGTAGCGTTATTGAGAACGTTCCGGACACGTATCGAAGGATTGCCAACGATAAGAATAGGTATCTTATCGAAATGTGGAAGTATCTTCAGAATGATGGGTTTGTCTTCAACCATATTAGTAAGACGTTGTATAACTTTGCAAGAGACTGCTATCACGGAAAGAATAAATTCTTCACAGAAGCAGGTGTCGGACTAATTGGCTTTATGGCGAGCTTTAATGGACGTTTCTTTGATGGTGGCTATAGCGGACATAATGTTGTCGGCAAGAACGGAAAGGCAAGAGATTACATAAGGGAGCAGATAGAAAATACAATGCGTGATGTGCCTCTTCTCAAAGGTGTCGAGTTTTATAGCGGCAGTTATGATGAACTTGTGATACCGGATAGGAGTATAGTGTATTGCGATTTGCCTTACAAAGCTACGAAAAAGTATGATGTATCAAAGAATTTCGATTACGAAAGATTCTATATATGGTGCATGGAAATGGCTAGAAGAGGTCATAAGGTATTTATCAGCGAGTATCAGATGCCCCAAGAGTTCAGATGTGTTTGGGAAAAGGAAGTAACAAACTCTCTTAACCCGAATATAACAAAGAGACCAGTCGAAAGGTTGTTTACAATTGATTAGAAAGAAGAAATGAAAGAAACTTATTGCTTGGAAGATACGCTTTACAATACAAAGCGTTACTTCACGTTTGAAAATGGCGTAGTATCAGGAACAGAAGTTGCACAGGAATACTTTAATATTTTTCTTGATCTTGCAAGTCGGCTTGGCTATAAGGTAGTGAAATTATGAAAAGGCGGGTAAACAAGGATTGTCCGTTCTCGGCAGAAGAATTGGATGAGTTCAGAGCAGCCTTATATAATGTGAATACATCTTTTCACTGCTGTAATGCAGCTCCGGTAGACTGGGCGGCAGGATGGCAGCGGAATGATATAAGAAAGACGAGGTAGGAAAGCCATAATCTACCAAATACCCACGTGCCAAAGCCGTGTGATGCCTTGCGTGGGGGCATGATGATAAACTAGGAGTCGCACGGCTTTATTTGAATGTTTCATAACTACAAATAGCCTATCGCTAATGGTTGTTCCCTTGGGCAGGGGAGATAGTTAATACCGCATCGTAAGATGTGAACACTTAAAATTTGCCGACAACCATTGGCACTTTAATTATAAAACAGGTGAAAGTTCTTGCCGATTTCCTTGCATATATGAAAGAAATTTCGTATCTTTGCAAGTGAATTTCGGTGAGACACACCTTTCAAAAACTGGTTAAAATTTAAGAATATGATTTCATACAAGTACAAGCTATATCGGACGAAGAAGACGAAGCATTTGGATAAGATGCTCCGTGAGGCTTGCTATGTTTGGAATCACGCTCTTGCCTTGCAGAAGAGATACTATAAGCTGTATCACAAGTACATTCCAAGATTTACTATGTATAAGCATTTCTCTAAGTGTTATAAACCAACATTGCTTAATTGTCAAACAGTTAGGGAGGTGTTGGATAGATTGGATATATCTTACAAGCGTTTCTTCAAGCATGATGCGAAGCGTCCACCAAAATTTAAGAAAGCAATAGAATTTGGTTCATTTGCCTTTCAACAAAATGGCTATTCCCTTAGTGGAAACGAGTTTGTGATAAACAAGATAAAGAAGTCATTTAAGTTCTCTCTGAGCCGTCCCTACGATGGCAAGGTCAAGAGGGTGTCGGTCAAGCGAAACAAGTTGGGCGAGTACTTTATCGTCCTTTGCTTAGACAAGCAAGCCGAGTCTTACGGAAAGTCACATGATGGTGCATCCGTGGGCATCGACTTTGGATTGAAGAAGTACATGACTTTGAGCGATGGGCGTGAGATTGATAATCCTCAGTTCCTTAAAACTGACTTGTTGGAGCTTAGACGCAGGTCTCGCAACCTCTCGAAGTGCAAGAAGGGCAGCAATAACCGCAAGCGCAAGAAGCTGGAGTTGGAGCGATTGTATCAAAACATCGTGAACAAGCGTTCCGATTTCCAGTGGAAGATGGCGCATGAGTTGTGCAAGCGTTATGACTTGATTTGCTTGGAGGATTTGAACTTGGAGGGAATGAAGCGTAATTGGGGACGCAAGATGTCTGACTTGGCTCATGGCGATTTCGTTGTGAAGTTGGAACACGTTGCGAAAAAATATGGCGTTCAGGTTCATAAGATTGACCGATTCTTCCCTTCGAGCCGCCTTTGTACTTGTGGTTATAAGAATGATAAGCTGTCATTGAGTGATAGGGTTTGGACTTGTCCTATTTGTGGTGCAGTTCATCCTAGAGACCTCTTTGCAGCTGAGAATATACTTCGGCAGGGCATTGCCGAATTGGGTAGTGGTAGTAAGCCGTCCGAGCAATCGCAAGGGTGCAGCCACGTTAGTCACCCAACAATTCCTTGCAAGTAGCGAGGGAGTATGTCAAACCAGGTCACTGGGGAGGTGTTGACACCAAGAAGGGTTTGAATCCCTTCTCATCCACTAATTTTAAAAGGTAAAATCATGAATGAGTATTGTGAGAATTTGATTTCAAATGGAGTTCCTAGCTGGATAGTAGAGGAGGCTTATAAATTTACAATTGAGACTTTGAAATCAGCAGAAGGTTTGGTAGGAATTGATAAGGAAAATAGTGAGCTGTATAGAAATGTCATTATCGCAGCCTACATTAAGGGTGCTAGTGCTACATTGGTAAAAGTGCAAAAATATTATGGCGGTGAGGAACATAGTTAGACAATGGAACGAGGCAACTGAAGGATATTCGTACCGCTTCAAAGGTGGAGATATTTTTCTCCGGTTGGTTAAGGCTGAAGGTAGTTATGAATTGCGTAACCCTATAGGTTATGGTGTTCAAGTAGTCAAATGCAAAGACTTGGATGAAGCGGATGCAAAAGCCAAGGAAGTGCTAGAAGCGTTTTTTGAAGACAAAGTTAACATAAAAGTTATTTGATTATGGACTTAGAATTGTTGATTGATAAGATAGACTTTAATCAAGGTGCAAGACAGATAGCCAAGCAAGCCTTGGAAATGGGAATGAAATATCAAAAAGAAGGTGCTTGGCATTCTGTTGAAGAGCTGCCTGAGTATAACAGACGCATTGTCGGTCTGACCAAGGTTCGCAAGCGTTTCAAGCATCTGAATTTCTTAGGCGAGGAATGGTGGAATAGGTTCACGAAATCAAACGCCATCTATAAATGGGCTTATGTGGACGATTTAGTTTGATAGTAATCGTAGAAATCCATAATGCTATTTTGTTTTAAATGTTTACCCCATCACTATATATAATAATGTAGTGGTGGGGATTTTTGTGTTAACGTCAGTAAATTATTGGTGTTATATGTTATAACATATTAAAGAATAAAAGAAACACATTAAAAAGTTTGCATATTTCGGATATTCTTTGTATCTTTGCATTGTAATTAAGAAACAAGGTTACTAATTTTAAAAAGGTGAGACACACCACAAAAACTGTAAGAAGAAAGTGGAAAAGAATAATGTTTATGTAGAGGTGTTGGCAAAGATTGCCAGCCTCATGGGTAGAACAAAGGAGTCTATCCAGATGTCGTCTTCAAATACTCATACGAGTATTACGATGTTTGCCGAAAATAATAGCAAGATTATTGGAAATTGGTATTTTGATGCTTCCGATAGCAAGGAGTTGGTGGATGCTACCTTCAATGGTCTGAAGGCTTTGGTTGAGTCTCTTGAGCACAATAAGAGCAATGACGGACAAGCAGCGTAAGTACATAGAAAGTCTTATCAAGAAAGTGTTTCGTAATGCAGATTCGCAGAGCGAAATACTTTCCAGATTGGATAGGGTTAAGATTTCAAGCCATCAAGCTTCAGTAATGATACATGCATTGAAGTTAGAGTGCAATATCGGTCGCTCCGTTCCGGCATATATGTTAATGGCAAACAATCTAAATTCAAAAATGGATGAGTTCTTTAGTATATTAGGGTACGATGAATGACGTATTCTTCAAGAAGAAAAGAAGTTGATATGAAAAAGGTAATTATGATAATAGCCGTTGCCGCCATTTTGGTAGGTTGCAAAGGTAAGGGTACAAGAGTCCAAATCTCGGATTCTGTTGACAAATTCAAGGTCGAGAAATTGTTTGTTGTAGATAGTATAACAGTGTACAGGTTTTATGACAATGGAAATGCTATCTATTTCACTAACCGGAAAGGTAGGGTAGATGCGACCCATTCCGAGTACAATCCGGTTACTCACACATACAATGACGAGGTTAACGAAACTTTATGTGAAGGAGACTGAAAAATGAAAAAGAGATTAACTAAGGAAGAGTTCCTTAAGGACTTATGGCATCCTGCTAGCGAAATGCCTGATAAAAATAGAACATGTTTGGTAAGAGTTGTTTATCATCCTAATCATGGGATGTTTCAAGATGAAGAAAGAATAGAACAATCATCTTTTCACGATTTTGGATGGTATGATTACGATTTCAAATATATTGGAACTAATCATGATATTATTAGCTGGCTCTATATTAGTGATTTACTTCCAAAGGAAGGAGGTGAACAATGAAAACATTTGTCTTTGATGTTATGCTCAACGGAAGATTTGTCAGCACATTAAAGTATAAATATTGTGCGCTCTTCCCCATAGACTTTGAAGAATTAGAGAAGTTCGTCCTTAAAAAGAGACCTACTTTGAAAGGCAAGGATTTTAGAATTGTATTTTGATAATGAAAGAGCTTAAAGTTGGAGATAGATTTTTACTTCCATATGGCGATGATGGACGTTTGATTGAAGTTCAAGAACGAGACCGCCATTCTTTATGTGATGGATGTTTTTTTTATGATTTCATCTGTATGAATACAGGATTTGGATATTGTGATTTTGAGAGACGCTCAGACCACAAGAATGTAATCTTTAAAGAAGTAAAAAAGTAAAGCGTATGAATGAAATAGAGAAAATATGTAAGGAAATCCAATGCCCACACTTTATTGTATGGAACTTCGGATGTGGTGATTGTATATCTTGTAAGCTGCAAGGGGAAAGCTACAATATAGAGTCTGTAGCCGATGATTGTCCTTATAAGGATAAATTCAATAAGCTTAAAGAATAATCGTATGGATAAATATATTCTAGGAGATTTAGTGACAAATAAGTACTATACAAAAGTTTTAATAGTAATAAGAACTGTTAAAAATATGGTGTGCACTCGAAATCGAGATGCTTTTTCAGATACATATCTTTCGCATAAAGATGATGTAGTACCAATGCTCCTTACCACTGAGATTCTAGAGAAGAATGGGTGGAAGAAAGAAGCGATGAGCAGAGGTGTAAGAGATAGGCATTTGGTATATACAAAACCCGATATTGAAGAATATGGATATTTCCCTATTTACATAGAAAAAGGTATCGGTGATGAGTTTGATGTATATCCGTTTACTGACAATAATGTATGTAAACCAATTGCATACATTAAGTATGTTCATCAGTTGCAGCACCTTCTCTTCGGTCTAGGACTTAACTCAGAAATGGAGGTGTAGGTATGCAAAAGAATGTTATACTATCCGATGAAGAGTTGGAATTACTCATAACAAGCTTGCATTGTGTTGATGAAAGAACTTACAATTGTTTTACTCGAACATATACACCTTGGAGTGAAGCTAAAGAGATGAAAGAAACTCTAAGAGTGAAGCTAATAAGAGCGCAACTTAATGTTTAACCGCCTTCTGGCATAAATAGATAGAATATGAAACATATTAAGTTTACAATAGATATTACATTGTCTCCTGATAAAGAGTTCCTTACGAAGAAAGACTTTGTGGAGGCAGTATACACATGTTATGGAAACATTAGAGACGTTGCTCCTGATACAATAATAAAGATTGATTAACCATCCGCAAAGGATATAAATAAATAGATTATCCTTAATTCCGCAACACTATAGTTTAACATTATTTATAAGTGCCTGAGCAACAAAAAGTTGCCCAGGATTTTGCCATGTCAGAATTTTCACTTACCTTA